TACATATTGAGTTTTTATCAGAAGTAGGTGGTATAATTTTCTTAGAATAATTTTTTATAGGCGACTTTGTAATAGATACTTCCTGAGAATATGAATATAATGGCGTAATAGGCCTCCCCTGGATTTTTTTAGGATATGTTGAAATAGATGATATCTCTTGAGGATGATATTGAGGTGGTGTGATTGGGATAGGCCTCCCTTGAGAATACGATTCTTTCTTATTTTTATGAATTTCCAATGCTGATAGAAATTCATCATTTGTAGAATAATATACCTTGGGAATACCCATCTTCAGAATCGTCTTTGTACAATGTTCGCAAGGCTCTGAATTTTTTAGAGGATAATTCATTAAAGGCGACCCCACTCGGACTACGTACAAAGAACATTTCTGAATAAATTTTTTGTCTTTTGATCGTATGTTCTTCCTAAGTTGATTGATCGCATTCACCTCCGCATGAACACTATAGATATCATTCATAGTACAATTATCATGATTAAAACCCTGTGCTACAATTTCCTTATCATTATAAACGATAACACATCCATGCTTATGATTCATGCATGATTTACGAGCATTATTATGCGCTGACTGACAAAACAGTTGCTGACACCTCCTCATTTTAAAAATAAAGGATCGCTTTATCACTTTCGCTACAATATAATGTAGCACTTACCTTTTACAACAAATATATTTTCATATAAATAAAAAGTTCATTTTTTTTTAAATTTGTATCTTATCCGTAAAAAAAACGTATAAAGATAGATTTCTCTATTTGTATTATAGTAGATATGTACCAACATCCATTTTTATTTCCCGACGAAGAATCTAAAAAATATAAACTAAAAGATCATTATATTATTATTGATTCAAGAGACCGTGATAGAGCTGTATGGCCTACAACAAGTCATTTTGAAGTTAAATTAGAACCCACGAATACCTTTACAGGAGCAACCCTCAGTCATCATTATAAAAATATTAAATCCATTGAACTTATCTCAGCAACCTATCCTGTCGCTGGAGGTTCAAGCAATGAACCATGCTTGTATGTTTGCATTCCAGAATTAGAAGGAGCTTTTGATGGTACCAGTTTAGCGGCAACAAAATCATTTGCCAGATTAATTCCAAGTAACACAACATCCGTCTTTAACTATACAGACTTAAATGAGTTGAACAAGCTTGTCTTTGAAGCAAAGGGTAAACGCATAGATCGTTTAACCATCCAAATAAAAAAACACGATAACACCTTTTTCAACTTTGGAACAGATACTTCTGCACCCATAGCACCCATTCCAAATTATCAAATTAATTTAGTATTTAAAATTACAACCGTTGAACCATTAATTATTTAATAATGATTATAGTTAGGTTTTTGAGTATGATTATGATTGTGATAGTAATAGTGATTGTGGTTGTGATCGCGATTACGATTAACGTTGTTCAATCCAGGTTAAACAAGCAATTGCGTCTTTGTTTGTAGAACTACTTGCCACAGCAAGTGTAATAATATCACTGACGGTACCTAAACCACTACGACCAATTTGATATTGTGTATATTTATCTAAAGCTACTCGCTCACCACTTCCGGTAGCCACATAGCCAGCATCCAATTGAATACCGTCTGTAATCGCAGTGGTAGATGTTAAATTATATTGAACAAAAGAGTTTGTATCTGGCATATCAACCCATAGTCCTTCTACAATAGTGGCATTTCTTACTATTTTATAAAATACGCTTGTATTATCTAATGTTCCAATTTGAAAAAATGTTGGTATAACAACACCACCTAAAGTGGTTGATTTTAAACGAATATTAATAACTGGATAAAATGTTCGAGCGACTGCCATATTATATCCAGTAAGTGGCGTAAGTATACTTTGTGCGACCCCTATTTTTTCTGTAAATCCTTGACTTAGTAAAGAATTTGAACCTTGATACATAATATGTGTTCCAGCGGCACCTGTCGTATTTGTAATTTCAAGGCGAATAGGAAGAAAAGGAGTTCTACACCAAGGAAAAGGCAATCTATTCGCTGTATTAAATGTATGAATTATAATCGAGTGCCCGTTAATAACATATTTAAATACGATTTGTCCACCACCATACCATTCGTATTCAAATGTTATAATCTGAATGCTCTCAGCATTTGCTGTAATTTTACTCGCACCACAACCATCTAATTTATCACCATTCCAATTTGCTCTTGAAACTCTTTCCATATAAGGGGTTCCTCCATCCGAGTTAATAAAAACACATGCGTAATCGCCTCCATTATCTTCAAAATAAAATCCATCAATACCATTAAATAAACCGAATCTACGTCGAATTCCAGCTACAGGTGTGGTAAGACGAACCGCAAATGTTAATTCGGTACTACGTCCTGGAATATATCTCATGACATTTCGGGTTTGACGTATCACCTGTGAATTTAATTGATTAGTTACTGACATAGTAACACCACTTACATCTGGATTAAATACAGCAGTTCCTCCATTTTGTAAACTGCTTTCCCATATATCAGTCTCAATTCCATATTGAAATGTATTGAAAAAAGATATTTCAGGTGTAGCAACTTTTAAACTACCTTTACTGGTATAATGTCCTACAGATAATTCATTCACTACATTTACAGGATGTCCATACATTCTTTTTTACCTATATAGTTTATAATTATAACGTATTTGGAACTTGAACAATAATACGCAATGTAATACTTGTTTGTAACTTTGGATCAAACTCATAGCACGGGGATGTATCCGCACCAAAATTAAATAAATCACCATTATATGTGCGGAATTCAGGGGTCAAACGATCTATACGTGCGCCCTTTCCTGGAAATAATCTGCGGGGGCGATTCTGATGCGGATATTCAATATATACATAATTACCAATCAACGATGTAGCCACCAATTTTGCTAAGGCTTTGTTTCCAGTTATATTTGTTGATTCATATACACCATCTATCTCTGGAAAACATAAATACAAATACATTTGATCAAGTACATTTAAAGTATTTGGATATTGCGCAGTGACCACTTCAATACTACGAACATTCTTAAAAGCTCTATTTAACATGGCACCATTAAAGGTATTTTCAGGCTGCATTTTAACTTGAAATTGACTAGAGGAAGGCCACGCTGTTTTATCGCGATCTCGCGAGTCCAATGTTATAAAATATTCTCTTAACTCATAATCATTAATTGATTGTGGTATTGGGCGGGGATGATCCGTATATTTATCTCGCAATGATTTTCTTGCTTCCTTGCGATCCTTTTTATCAGAAAAGGTTTGTATCATTTCTATTTTAGATTTATGTAAAAATCAATACAATCGGAACGAATATCCATAAAGCTGAAATCAATAGATAGCTCGCTGTTTTCATAGGATATGTCGTATTTGTTTTACGGCTATGGAGTAAAGATATAAAATATATACAGCAATGATATGCTTGAATTGCTAATAACAAATAAATCCAAGTTTTACTTTGAACCATAAATGCAGCCAGTAAACAGATAACCAGTATAGCATTCATAAATTCAATGATAAAGACAAAGTTATCTGGATCTAAGTAGCGTTCATCTGAATAACACGTATATTCGTTCCAAGCGTCTTTCCAGAATCCTCCATAATTAGAATCGCGTGACCAGAATCCATTTGTACATTTTTTACGTGTTAATTCTCGGCGATGAAAGACAATATAAATTTCATAAAGAGCAATGGCTAAATTAAACCATAACCAAGCGAACAAATATGGGCTAATATTTAAAAAGGCTTTATAGAATATATAACCAGATACATATAACGCTATAATAGAACTGAGTAAAATTCCAATAGGTTGCATCGGATTAAACAATCTTCTTCTACCTATTAAAGAATAAAAACGCTGGATATTTATAAAGAAATATGGCGAGCTTCATAAATAGTTCTAAATACGCAACCATTTTAACAGAGGACATTCCAGGAAATGACAGTCAAATGCGCTTTATTGCGGATAAACATGTATTTCAACTTACCGGTACAAATACAGATACCTATTCACTTTCTAATATTGTAGGTTATGATGCGAATCAAACCATTATGTCCATGGTAGACAACTGGGTTGGTATTGGTACAACAGTTCCTGTGAAGACTTTTAATAAAATGGATATTTACGGTGATAGTTCGATCGTAACCATTAACAATACGAGCGTTGGTATTCGAACAAGTCAACCGACTGAAGATATAACATTTAGTGTATATGGTTCAGCTCATATTACAGACAATGTAGGTATTGGAACATTTTACCCCAAAGAAAAATTACAAGTTTATGGCAATATCATGGCTTTTTCGTTCAAAGCATCTGGAGGGGATTACAGTGAATGGGAACTTCTTGCCGAAGGAGAAAGCCAACCGGAAGCGGGATCAGTTGTAGGATTTAATAAAGATGGACGCATTACATCAAAATGGTCTAAATCTAAATGCTTTGGAATTATATCTGTAAAACCTTCTATTATAGGAAATCAAGATTTATTTGACGCGCATCCAAATGATGTAAAGATTCCCATTGTTTATATGGGTAAAATTAATTTAGTAATGCCCAATGGGGATGAATATGCAGGATGGAATGAAAATATGGTTGGGGAAGCAGGGGATTTTATTACAGTTATGGAAGGGGTAGATGATACAATAAAATTAGGTATTTCACAAAGTTCTGAAAAATCGATTGGATATATTCGCCGAAAAATAAGCCCTGGTAATTACGAAGTAATCGTTCGTATTTAAATAATAATTTACTATTCTTTTTTTAAGCATGACCGATAACGTTGTCTATCGTCGATATTCTACATTTGGAAAAGAAGTACAATTTAATAATGATGCGCTTGGTGGACGTATAGCAAATATTCAAATTGATGCTATAAATAATAATATAAGTTTTGTACCAGTTTTTGGTGAAGTTATATTTAAAAATATTAATTCTGTTACTTGCGATGGAGATGTATTATTTAAAGATACGCCTTCAATTACCACTGATTCTAAAAAGGTATATGGTGTTGCGACAGGTACTATAATAATGTATCCATCTAACAGTGTTCCTTCTGGATGGTTTTTATGTAATGGTCAATCAGTATCAAAAACAACATATAGTAAATTATATGGTTTTATAGGAGATACATATGGTTCTACCGTAAATACATTTAACTTACCAGATATGAGAGATCGTTGTGTAATTCAACAAGATAGTGCGTTTGCTCCATATAATACCCTTGGTAAAGTAGGAGGAGTAAATGAACTCCTATTGGAATCTAAAAATATACCAACTCATGATCATAGTAATGGTAATGATCAATTAGTTTCAAGAACATTTTCTCATAATCATACATATACTGCTACACGTTATTATGGAAATGCAAAAGATGGAGACCCTTATCCTGCTTATGCTTGGGGAAAAGGTAAAGAATCTAGAAGTACAACAGAAAATAAGAATGCATTAATTTCTCATACACATTCATTAACAACTACAGCACAAATTTATAGTAGTACAAATTCTGGAAGTATTGTAAGTGATACAAAAAATCCAATAAATAATATATATCCTTCTCAAAGAATTTATTATATAATAAAATATTAATAATTTAATTTATTTTCCTTTAATCATATAAATCATATATATTATATTTCGTTGTAATGAAATTGACTTTAAAGAAGAGTTAAGATATTGTCCATATGTTGTACCATGTTCATGATTGAAGACACCGCCACTTGATCCACCTGTGTTTTCACTACGAATACTTGTTGTAATTTGTCCACCACAACAAGTATTCGTTAATTCACTATTATCAGTAGCTGAAAGCTCACTTAAAGAATGACCATGAGATCCAAGCTCTGTATTAGCGTAAGTTGAACCAACATGTTCATGATTTGGTAATTGTTGAATTGTAAGTGTAATTGTTTTAGATGAATTAATATTATAGTATGTTTGATTATATACACCATCCGAACCTACAGGAATACGATCTACTAAATTAGGTACTTTAAATGTATTATTTACTCCGGTTGTATTACCATAATCTGTACTACGTAATAAAGGTTCTAATAATGGGTAATTTGTACGATTATAAGTAGCACCATTGCATTCTAACCATCCTTGATTTGTTAAAAATGTCATTAAACGCGTAGTAGGTATAATTATAATAGACCCAATAGGCAATAATCCATAATATGTTTGATAAGTAATTGATTTTATTTTATTTTCATTTGAAATATTTATTTTAAATGGGCAACTATTATTTTCAATATGAAAATTTGAAAGTAGTTGATTTGTACCAATACCAACACTACCATTAATATATGTCCGTGTTGAATTAACATCAAAAAACATCTGAGTTGTTTTTGTCGATATATTTGAATTTAATATACGTGTTGGTTCATAAATTGTTAAGCTCATTTACTTTATATGATGTTAAATTTTTATTAAAATACCCGAATAATATAATTCATGACTATATATTTTTGTTCAATATTAATTAAAACTGGTGAAGCAGTTGTCCAACCACTACCCGGATCCTTCATACTAATTGAATAACCGTGAGAATGACCAATGTCATATGTAGATGAACCTAAAGAATATGTACCTTGTCCAGACTCGCGCGCACTGCCACCTCGACCACCTCCTCCGCTATTATGAACACCAGTATATGGATGTGTGTGTCCATTGTTCGCACCATTTGCGGAACCACTTGTTACAAAATGATAATGGTTTGGTAAATTATTATCATTAATTTTTATTAAATTAATTGTATTTCCATTTACATCACTTGTATTTCGCCCTACTTTAAAGGAAGCATTTGTTAGATTATAACTAGTATTGGGTCTATTTACAACAGCAAATCCTCCATAATTATTTCCTTTAAAATTAGGTACACTAAAATTTGTTCCAGATCCCCCATAATCGTATTGTAACATTAAAAACAAATCAGGGTATTCGCTTACAAGTAAACTACGACCATCGCAAACCAACCATCCATTTGGTAAATAAATATTGATGTCTTCATCCATGGGATATGTAACTCTTATATTTGTTGGAACAGGCCATAAAACAATTGTTCCAACCGGTACAAATGAAAGAGGGGAATTTGCAACTTGAATCGAGAAGGGAGATGTATAAGTAATATTTTTAATTCTATTTAAATACATATTATTACCAACATGGATTTGATCAGTCGGATTTGTTTTTCCAATACCTAATAAACTATTTTGCCCTAGTTCTATATATTGATTTTCATAAATCATATAAATATTTAATTTAATTTCATTATTAAAATTAAATATTAATTCACTTGGAGTGACAACTAGGAAGCTCATCTATAAATCCCCTATAAAAAATGATTTTTAAAATAAATTTATAGTAAAAAGATAAGGATGCCGAAAACTCTATTTCGTGATAATTATTATTATGAACTCTACAGTCATTATTTAACCATTTATAAATATGACCTTTTTGATCAACGTTATATCAAAATAGATCAATGTTTCTTACAGCAATTACCTAAAAAATATGAAACCGTTATTGAGGAAATTAATCGTCCTAATGTAAAAATAAATAGCCTTGAACAAAATTTAATGAACATAAAGATAACAACATAATATATATTAATCTAAAATGAAAACGCAGGAGTTTCATTTATTAAATAGAACGTATATTACACAACCAGATACGAATACAAGCGCTATGTTTGGAATTCCAGAAGATATTATTACACCTGACAAAATAAAGTATATTTTAGATAATATCGATAAATGTCAAAAAAATAATAAGAATGAATATATTTTAAAAATGACATTTAATGAATCATTATATAATTTTGAAAAAAAACAAGCTTATATGATGACATTAAATCCTTTTTTATTTAATTCAATCCCATCAGATAATCCAAATGAAATATTTGAATGGTTAATAAATCATTGGAATGACCGTTTTTTAATAACATTTTCAATTTATCATAATTATATATTTGACATTGAAAAAGTATGTTTTATAAAAAAAACTGATAAAGAAATTGAATTTAATAACTTAATTAAAAATAATCAATATACAATTGGTAATGGTTTAATATTAGCATTATCAATTTATTCATTAGGCAATTATTGGTCTTCTGAAAATTTCAAAGAGGCTTTCGAACAATTTTTAATGGTTAATTATAATAAATTAAACACGTTTATTCAACCTGAATGGAAACATTATTATAAACATTATTTACAAATATCAGAATATCCATTCTTCTATGCATTTCAATATGTACCTTTTGAT